CAGATGCCTGTGACTTGTATAGTGCAGGAGCTCCTGATCCGAGAGTAGTAATATTACCCTCAAGAGAGTTGATTGCATTAGTCCACTGCTCCATTGCATTACGGACTAGAAAGTCTTCATCATTAATTACTGTTACAGTCCATGGCTCAAATGTTCTATCGCCAGCCATCTTGATTCTACGACCGAAGTATGGAACTTCGATTAGACCAAGATTAGATGCTGGAATAGCAGCAGCTTCAACCAAAAATGGTGTCTTTAGATCAGCTGCTGTATTCACTGGATTTGTAATAGTAACTTGAAATAATGAAGGGCGTGCTCCGCCAAGGGCGAGTTGAGCACGGATATCATTGATACTGAATGCCATTTTCTACTCTCCCCTATTAAAACTTGCCAATTACTTCATTAAACTCAACGCCTGTGCGAACTGCAACGAAGTTAAGCTGGATGAAGTTAATTGAGCGAGCTGGTTTAATATAAATGTCACCTACGAACTCATTTCTATCAATAACTTCAGGTGTATTGTTTGAATCGTCACAAACAACACGGAAGTCATAGATACCACGACGACCCTGAATATCTCTTAGATATGGTTCTACTAGGTTACGGAATGTTGCTCTTGTAAACTCATCATTGAATTCGAATAGAGTAAACTTAGTAGCTGTTGCAATTGCCTTTTCGAGGACAATGAATAGTCTGCGAACATTAATTCTATCGAATGCAGATGGCTTAGCAAGTGCAGTCTTATCACCATAAAGTACAGTACCCTGACCAGGGAATGTAACAATTGGATTGATACCATTCTTATAAAGCTGATCTCTCGCTGCCTTATCAGGATTGAAAGCTAACTTTACAACATTCTTAATCTGACCACGATTGAAACCGGCTGGTGAGAACCATGGGTCTCTATTGTCATCAGTACGAACAACAGTACCAGCAACGTCACCGTTTAGAGGAATCCAACGATATACGTCATTGTATCTGTCATACTGATACTTATAGCCAGAATCAATTACAGCATAAGAAGAAGAGTTAATAGAATTACGGAATGCAATTGTATTTTCTGCTTCCTGATATGGTGCATTGACAACATCAGCATTCTGTGGTGATACGAAAAGAACACAATCTTTTCTATATTCACAGATATTATCGATGATGTAATTAGCAAGACCTTCGCCATTTACACCAAATCTTGATTTACCACCAAGAATTAGTGAAACATCAATATCTTCAGCTGATTTAAACTGATCATAAGCATTTGCAAGTGCTGCTAGTGTTACTGTATTCTCAGTAATACCATCTGCGCCACGAGCAAATGAAGCAGTATATGGTAGCTGATTAGTTGAAGCAGCAATTGCTGTAGATGTTGCAGAAGCAGCACCAGAGCGATCATTACCCCACCAAATATATTTTGATGACTGGTTGATTACATCTTTATAATAGATTGAACCACCCTGTTCACCCTTAGCATCAGTTGCACGAGACATACCTTCCCATACTTCTAACAGCTGACCGGGGTTTCCTGTAAATGTTCCATCCTCATCAATAACAACTGCATGAATTTCATCAGTAACAGATGTATTTGAATTACGACCAGCAACATAAACAGACTGTCCAGGAGCAGCATCAACATAGTTGAAGTATTCCCAGAAACGATTGATGTAAACTGTATCAGAAGATGTTACTGTAACATTGCTATGCGTCTTAACTTTCTCTGAGAAATTAAGAGTAATAGTACCAGTTGCAGCTGAGTTACTTGTCACAGATGTACTAGTGCTAACACTTTCAATTCTTACATACTGAGTACCAGTTGAAGTGTTACCGATATTAATATAATCGCCAACATTAACTAGAGCAGCAAAGTCTGCAATAATATTTGCAACACCATCAGTCATAACATCATCTGTAGTAGCATTTGCTGCTGCAGAGTTGCTGAAAGCAACTGTTGTTGTGAATACAATATTTGCAGTCTGATACCCAGTACGATATACAGTGTTAGCAATCGTGTCGATTGTTACTGTACCTGTGATTTCAGTATTCGTTGTAGCATTTGCTGTATATGTTAGACCAGTGATATTACCAGGAGTAATACCTCTGTTATAAGCATTAGATGAATCGCAAACTGAAATCTTTAGTGAGTTACCAAGATCACCAGCATACTTAGCAATGTAAGCTACATTAGCATCAATTGTTGTATTATCATAATCAACACGGTTCTTAATCTGGAAGTCAGTAAATGTTCCAGTATTAGCAACAGCATTATATGCATTAGCATCTGCAGCTCTTGAAACATATAGCTTATTACCATATGCTAGAAAGTTTGCTGCAGTAAAGAATGTTTCAAAATTATCGGATGTTGGGCGTCCGAAACGAGCAACCAATTGGTCTTCATTAGAAATAAGTTCACGGTCTTCAATTGGACCCCATCTAAAGACGCCAGCAACAGCACCTTCAGTAGTTGATACTGCAGGTACAATAGTCGTTAAGTCAATTTCAGTGACATTAACGCCAGGACTGACTTGAAATCCCATGTTTTTTCTCCTTTACCACTATAAGTTTCAGAATAAACTTATCTTTTATTTATAAAATTGAGCGTTTGAGCAACTAAATATTGAGTTAATAACTAATGAAGGATTGACTTAATGTTTAAGGGACCTCATACAGATGCGTCTAAAGCTAAGATGCGAAAGACAAAACGTGAAATGTATAGAGGTAAAAACAATCCTATGCATGGTAAGAATCATTCTGAAAAATCTAAAGATTTGATGACACAAAAAAGAACTGGAAAGAGATGGGTACACGAACCAATGACTAATATAGAAAAGTGTATTTCTAGTTCCGATTTTGAATCTTATATTAAAGAAGGATGGATTAAGGGTAGATCAGTTCGTATAAAATGATTGTACATTATGCTCAACTTCCCATTCATCTCTTCCATCTTCAATTAGAAATGGTGTCATTTGATCTTCAATATATCTATCGTTATCTTCTAGTATCATTTTTCTAACATCTGCTGAAGTCATCTCTTTAAAATATTGCTGTGCAACCATCCAAGAGAATAAAACTAAACACATAACTAGATCGTCATTTCTACCTTCTTCTGCTTGATATGAAGAACCTCTAGATACAAATGTAGAAAGTTCATTAATTACATCATAATCTGGTATTACTATTTTTTGATTTTCAACAATGCTCTTTAAGTTAGCACATCCAATTCTTTTTACTTGCTTTGTAGTTTTAATACCAAGTCTACTAGAACGATTGAATCCGCCGCCAACTCTAGTACCTTTTCTAGCATTTGTCTGACTCATCATGACCATTTCATATTCTAAATCTTGATGAAGAATATCAACTATCTGCTGCCCAATACTATTAGTTTCAACTGCTACTAAAGCATTATTAAAATAAGTTGCTACATTGTATATTAGAGTTGGATATACGAGATGATGAACAGTATTTGATCTATATACTGCAACTAATTTATATGGTATATTTGTAATATCCACTATTGTAAACGCAGAATAATCTCCACCAACTCCTTCAGCAACATCTACAGTACATGCATATATGTGACCTTTTATTGGCTCTTCGTATATCTTAACATCATGCTGAATAGATATTGGTCTAGAAAAAGACATTTTAGATAAAATAGATGGATGTATAAGTGTATTAGCACTTCCTAAAAACTCGCATTCATACTCAACTCTAAATTGATCAGGAGATGTATTTCTAATCATCTCATCTTTCCATGCTTCATCTCTTCCAGGAACTGCTGACCAATGTACATCTACTCTAGCCCAACTATTATTACCTTGTTCTGAATCATTCCATATCTTATAAAATAGATTCATACCGTTTGGTGTAGATGTAATAATTACTTTTGATGTATTACCAGATGAAATAGTAGGAAAAACAGATGCAAAGAATTGATCTTGAATATTATTAGGAACGAAAGCAAACTCATCTAGATATACTAGATTGAAAGATTGACCACGAACTGCTGAAGATGATGTAGATGAAGCTAGAATTTTGCATCCATTTTCGAGTTCTACATTGCTTTTATTCCATTCAATAATTCCTTGCTGAAGCCATTTAGGTAGCCATTCGTATGCTAACTGAATGCGTGAAAGAATTTCTCTAGCTTGTCTTTCTTTATTTGCTAGTAGAGCTATATTATAATTTTCATTGAAAAGTATTTTATGTAGTAAGTACCCAACAACACCTGTAGTCTTTCCTACCTGTCTGGGCATTTTACAAATGGAAAATCTATTATTATCGAAAGCATCAAACATCTCAATTTGATATTCATAAGGTTTGAAACTTACCAAACCTCTATCAACATGAACAATCTTCACATAGTTTTCACAAAAATATTCTACATCTTGAGAACATTTAATATACTCTTGAATCTGCTCTTTAGTAAATTCAAGTTTAACGTCTGAACGCTTTAAATTTTTATTTCCATTATAACCAATATTATTCATTACCATTTTTGATCATCTTTAATAACTCTGCAGAAGACCCAACAAATAAATTATTATTTACAGTCTTTGGGTCTTCTCTTTCTTCACCCTTTTCCAATTCTTTTTTAGTTTTTCTAAGACCCATCAAGTCTTTATTTGCATTTACTAATGTATTAATTAATGTCGATGCTACTTCAAAGGCTCTTGGAGACTCACTTTGTTTTGCTACATCTAGCATATCTTCTAGTGCATCTTGACCTTTAGATATAATGTCATATAGATTTTGTCTTGCAAATTCGAAGTCATTTGCTTCTGCGCTATTTACAGTTTTTACTGGTGGTCTAATATCTAAAGGCTCAAGCCCAAGAGATTCTGAAATTTTATTCGACATTTGGGAACTCTTCAATTGTCACAATATAACCATAATCATCATCTTCATCGATTAATGAATACGCAACGGATGCATCAGCATTTGATGTTGGTGTACCATTAGCAGTTAATCCTGGTTGAACGGTAACTCTATCAAATACAGTATTTGAAGTTAGATTTGGATATAGATTTGTTTTAGCAATCTTAATGAGTTTGCTCTGAGTTACAGGACCATATAGATATACTTTCATAGTAAAATCTAAATCAAATACTAAAGCTCTTCTAGTCATATAATCACTATCATATGTATCATCAGTAGATACTGAATTGAGAACAAGTGGAATATCCATTTTTTCATCAAAATCATCTAGCAATTTAGCAGATACAGTCCATTCTGGTGTAAAGTATGGTAGAATCTGTTCTAGAATTCTAGTTCCATCTTCTGTACTCTTAGAGTAAATAGAAAGTCTGAAATTGATATCATATGGTACTGGATTAAATGTCTTCTTATATACATTAGAACCATTGATATTATTCTTAGTATTGATCTTACCAATAGTATTCAATTTTCTAGACTGTGCATAGTTAAACCCAATCATTTCAAATCCCATTCTTGGAAGAATGATTTCTTGACGATCAGTAGTAGCTTGTCTATTTTCTGCTAGTGCTAGATACTTTTCTCTTGGACCATATGCAATAGGTACTTTAAATCTTTGAGCAACACTGCCATTAGAAGCTAATCTTTCGATATAAACAGAATTGAATAGAGTGCCAAATACAATTACATATTTTTTGAGTAGAGCATGATAGAATGGAGATGTTAACATTAGCCTATTCTACCCCTTTCACTAAATGGGTCTATTTCAGTAAAATCAAATATATTAAGTTCGCTTGCCTGATCTTCAAACACTTCATTCATTGCGCCTTGATCGATTGAATCAATATCATATGTTTCAAGAGCAATTGTAGTTCCTAAGTCTTCTGTTGTTAGTACAACTCCAGCTTCTGTTGTGAGTTCATATTCTGAAGTAAGAGAAGATAGATTGTTATAGTATGTATCAATATTAGAAATACCAGTATCGAATACTTCGTTTCCATATTCGAATAGTTCACAAACAAGATCGTATGTCTGCAATGCGCCCAACTGAAAGAATACTGGTCTTCTTTCGACAAACTTAATTTGATATACCGCATCTGATAGTGGTAGATATACTAAATCGCCCTCTTGTGGTGCTTCTCTAGATGCATAATTGGATACTTCATCGCCAAACGATCTAATTGAAACAGAGAAAGTAATCTGCTGTCTGACTTCTAAACCAAACTTAGAAAGAAACTCGCCTTCACCATCAAAGCCATCAACATTTCTTACATACATTTCAATTGCAATTGCTTCATCGAATGTAGAATATTCTGGCTCTCTATAGATAGAATCTCTGTTTACTACTGTTCTTGGTATATAAAACATATCAATACCATACATCTTGATAGCCTCTATAACAAGACTTTCAACTAGTAGCTGTTCTTGAGATGCTCCAATATTATTAAAATAAAAATTGGTGCTGATTTTAACCTCCTATTTTTTTCTTACGTTCGGCCCACCAAATTTTCATTCTAGCAGATTGAATTTCTTTATAGTTTTCTGGTCTAGCAGCAGCACTAGCTTTTCCTGCTAGACTCGCAATATTTTTGGTATTTGAATTGTTCTTTTTTGCTTTACTCATTTTCTTTTTAGTTTCATCAGTATGTTTACTTCCTATACGAGAAGCAATCAATGCATCTTTAGTTTTAGTGGCCATTAATATTTGTCCATATCTAGATGTTTAACTGGCACATGCGTATCGCCTCTAAAAGCAGCAGCTGCAACTGCATGATGGCCATCCATGATATAGTGTTTACCTTTATGAGTAGCTACAATAATATGAGATGGAGATTTTTCATCAACTTTAGTTTTAAGTTTCTCTTGATTATCTGTTCTCACAAATGGCTGAGTTGGATTTAAATCTGATATCTTCATAGTAGTTGATTTATGAGCAGCATGATATTTTTCACTTCCACCTAGTTTGTCATATACCTTTTCAGATTTTCTTTCGACTTCATTGCTAGTTTTAGCACTAAATGATTTTAAAGGAATGTGTTTGCCTTTTTCAGCAGAAAACCACTTTCCATACTTTTCTTTTTTGCCATAGCGTCTTGCTGCTCTATTAGCAAGCTCAACTGGATCAACTTTTCTTTCTTCTAAAAATTCTAAAAAAGATAGCATGTATTAACCGATAAGATCGTGAACTGGGAGACTATAACTAGAAATCATTTCAGCTTCTAATTTAGTAATTTCTTCGATAGCATCATTGTAAATCTTTTCACCATTAAATGTGATACCACCGGGCATCTGAATACCATTGAATTTTGTGATATTAGAACCCCATTGTCTTTTAATTAATGCTGTTGCATATCTAGCAAGCCATCTATCGCCCCATGCATCAGTATATGTGTCTGGGTCTACAATCTGATATGCTTCTAATATGATGTACTGACCAACAACAACTTTGTCCCAATTCATATCAATATGAACTATATTTCTATGACGATTGTATCTGATTGGTTGTCTTCCAACTAGAATTTCTTGCATCAATTGTAGATGCTGAAATGCCATGTAATAAGGAACCATAGACTGAAATGTAAGTGTATATAAATCATTCAATGCAATTTGATATCTAATATTAAAAATATTATTAGAAGATGTATAATCACCAATATCAAATAGATTTACTACACCAATGATATTATCAGGAAGAGTGATATACTGATTTGTGATATCATCAGCTGTTAACTGATATTTGTAATATGTCTTAGAAGAGCCATCGAAATGATAATCCCAATAATACTTGAGAGCTTCATCAATACGATCTTCAACTTGATCATCATCGACGTTAATCTCAAGTACTGGTTTACCTAGTGATCTCAGGCAATATTCTTTAAATGTTGCTCTAGTAGAAGGTACGGCCATAGTTTACTCCTATAATATCTTATATTTATAAAACTATGACCGTCCTTATTTTATTTTGCTTTACCAGCAACTTTTTCTTGAGTACGACCAAATGCAGTGATACCAAGAATAGCACCAAATGCTAGATGGATAAGACCACCGTTATCAAGTGTTATAGATTTCCATGCTACATATTGCATCTTGATAAAGATTGGCATAAACATAGCTAAAATTGGAAACATAACGAAGTCACAGAAACAAATAACCATATAGAGCCAACCCATTGCTGGTCTCCACTTAGTTTTCATCCAATCTTCATTTTGCTTTGCTTGTTCGGCCTTCCACTTCTCTTTCTCAAAATCAATCTGAGCAAGTTGTGCTTCTGGCGTTGCAGCAGTTGCACTAGAAGAT